GATTACTCTATGGGTAATCGCGAGTTAAGGGCTAATCAAATCTCTAGTACTGTAGCCGAAGTTGAGCGACTATTACCAAATGGTCTAGACTACAAAGCTAAAGAGAAGCTTACCAACTTACTATATTCGACTATTAAAGGTAGAGATGATATCATCCTCTCTGGTATTGGAACGAATTGGGATCCAGGTGTTGTTGTTGATAACTGGCTAGAAATTCTGCAAGCTAATTCAGATAAAATGGAAGGAGTTCTTTTCGACTTAGAAGAGAGAGAACTGGAAAAGTTTGGACCTCGTTCAATCGCTAAACCTTGGTACCCGGAAAGACAGAAAGCTCTTGACGAGTTTTACGAGGAAACTGACGTAGACTATTCTGTATTAAGTTGCGACACTCCGGAATTACTAAAACAGTTTAATCTCAGACCTCTTGGTATTAAAGAGGCATCTAAATCTATCAAACGGTCTACAAATTCTGGACTCCCATGGATGGGTAAGAAAGGTGACTATCTTGAAGTTTGTCTTGCAAACGCTGATATGTTATTCGATCTTGCATTGGAGCGAAGACTACCGTGTGTTATATTTACGCGAACTCAAGAAGGCGCTAAAACACGCAATGTTTACGGTGTTCCACTCATTGTAGTTCTATATGAGATGCGTTTCTATAGACCCCTCTTGAAAGTTCAAAAGGATCTACCTTGGCGTTGTGCTTTAAGGGGTCCTGATGATGTAGCGGATCACATGACTCGTATAATTGATGAAGCTGTTAGAACAGGCAAAATGCTTATCTCCATCGATTTCTCTGCGTTTGATGCCACAGTGAAACCTGGAATGCAAGCCAAAGTTGGTGAGTATTACATGAACTTATTCCAAAATAAGTATGGGTCTGAAATTCATACTGTAGTGAAATTAAAATCAGATATACCAATTGTCACTCCTGATGGTGTTAGATATGGTGGACACGGAGAACCATCTGGTTCTGCATTTACTAATGAGGACGATTCCATCGCTCAGTTTCTAGTTGCACGTCACAGTGGAGTATTAGAGGAATGGCTTAACCTTTTTGCTATACAAGGTGATGATGGTGTCTATGCAATTGACCCCGATAAGATACCAACTTTCTTAAAAACTTTCGAAGTCTTCTTTAATATTAATTTAGATAAGACTTTACAAGCGTCGGATCACTTATTTTATCTACAGAATTTGTATCATCCTTTTTACAGGAAAACC